AGTAAGTACCCCACATGGTATGAATATGTTCTATAAAATCTGGACAGATGCAGAGGAAAAACGAAATAGTTATATACCTATCGAGGTTCATTGGTCAGAAGTACCAGGCCGAGATGAGAAATGGAAGAAAGAAACTATTGCGAATACAAGTGAACAACAGTTTAACACAGAGTTTGAGTGTGAGTTTCTAGGTTCTATAGATACTCTGATATCTCCATCAAAACTAAGAGTTCTTGCATACAAGAAACCTATACAATCTAATGCTGGTGTTGATGTCTTTGAACACCCAATACCAGAACACACATATATCTTAACAGCTGACGTTGCACGAGGAACATCAAATGATTACTCTGCGTTTATTGTTTTTGATGTCACTTCAGTTCCTTATCGTATTGTTGCGAAGTTCAGAGATAACGAAATAAAACCTTTATTGTTTCCACAAAGAATACATCAAATTGCAAAAGCATACAACCAATCGTTTGTTCTTATAGAAGTCAATGACATTGGAGAACAAGTTGCAAACGCAATGCAGTATGATATGGAATACGATAATATGATTATGGCATCTATGAGAGGTCGTGCTGGTCAAATACTTGGTGGTGGATTCTCTGGTGGTAGAGCTCAATTAGGTGTGAGAACAACGAAGGCAGTAAAAAGTATAGGGTGTTCCAATCTAAAACAGTTAGTAGAAGATAATAAACTTATTGTAGAAGACTTTGATACAATCAACGAACTGTCCACATTTATCGTAAAGGGTTCATCATTTGAAGCAGATGATGGTTGTAATGATGATATGGTTGCGTGTTTGTTTATCTTTGCGTGGTGTACAGATCAAACTTATTTTAAGGAACTTACTAACAACGATATACGAGAACAGATGTACAGAGAGAACCAAGATCAACTAGAACAAGATATGGCTCCTTTTGGATTTGTAGTTAATGGTTTAGAAGATGAAAACATAGGCACTATGGTAGATGAATATGGCACTAAATGGAGTCCAATAGTTAGAACTTATGAGAACGATTGGTGATTAAAAGTCCATGTGTTAAAATCTGCAAACTTATAGATAGTGTGTGCATTGGTTGTTATAGAACAACTGAAGAAATAACTATGTGGTCAAAATACACAAACGAACAAAGAGAAAGTATTACTAGAGAAATTCAATCAAGTCGTTGTCAAGTTTTATCCAACAATTAGAACAAACAACTTTACATTCATTCATTAATTTGTGAATCTCTTTTCTACTTTCATCACTAGTACCAACTCTCTTTGCTTGTTTACGAATTTGTATATCATGGGGGTAGAGTTTAAGACATATTGTTTCACTCTCTCCACAATGAGTGCAACATTGGTCTGATAAACTATTGTTTAACCATTGCACACGTTTTCGGTAGTTCCTACGAGCTACCTTTTTGATGGTTTCTTTATACTTTTGATAATGTGTTTCCATATTATTATTTATAAGTTTTGGAACATATAAAAGGGAGTTTTTAGAAACTTAATTTTTATAAATACAAGTAAATAAAGAATAACACTCATACAAGGAGCAAAAATCATGTCATTTTTAGTCTCACCTGGCGTTCACGTTAGGGAAATAGATTTAACGAATGTCGTTCCAGCTGTTGCAACATCTATTGGTGCAATTGCAGGCGCATTTGAAAAAGGCCCAGTTGGTTCTGTGACAACTATTACGTCAGAAGAACAATTGGTACAAACATTTGGAAAACCACAAAATACTGGTAATCAATTTGAAACATTCTTTTCTGCATCAAACTTTTTACAGTATGCAGATAATTTAAAAGTAGTAAGAGCAGAAAGTGCAATACTAAATGCTGGTGCAAACTCTGGAATACTTATTCGTGACGATGACCACTATCAAGCATCTTTTGAAGATGGTTCTGGTTCTCATGGAGAGTGGGCCGCAAGGACTGCTGGAACTCATGGTAACGGAATTGGTGTAGATATCTGTCCAAGTGCAAGAGCATTTGCACAACCATTAGGTTCATTGAACTTAGTGAATGGTGCTGGTGCAGTTGGTGACTTATCAATTACAGTTGATAACCAAGATGCAGCTCTTGCGGTAATCGCAGTTGGTGATATCATTTCTTTCCAAACTGCTTCAGTTGTTGTTGGAGTAGTTGCTGGTGCAATCACAGTTGCTACTAAAAACTTAGTAGTTGACGGAAACTCTGGTACAATCGTAGTTGGAGATAGAGTACTCGGTGCTGGTATATCTGATGGAGATGTAGTTGTTAAAGTTGTAACAATAACTGACCAACAGAACCTTATACTTGATAAAGCAATCACAGTTTTAGATAATGCCCCTCTTGTATTTTCAAAAGATACACAAGTAGAAGCTAAAGGTGAGGAATACGAAGTAACTTCAATTTCATCTGAAACTTTAACAATTCGTTTACTTGATGACCCTGCTGGTGCTGGTTTACAAACAATCATTCCAGACAATTCACTTATCACAAGACGTTGGAGATTTTCTGACTTATTTGATGAGGCGCCGGGCACATCTGCATGGTCTACTGAAAATGCTCGTGGAGAAAAGGACGAAATTCATGTTCTAGTTTATGACACAGTTGGTGATATCACAGGATTTGCAGTAGGTGTTGCTGGACAAAGAACAAGTTCAGTAATAGAAAGATTTACAAATATGTCAAAGAACCCAAATGCTAAAACAGCACAAGGTTCTAACAACTATTACTCAGATGTTATCTTCGCACAATCACAGTTTATTTACTGGACAGATCATTTGGCTGCTGGTTCTAACTGGGGAACAGATATCGCATCTGGTACAGACTATACACTAGTAAGTGGTGTTGATGTTTCTACATTAACTGGTGGAACAGATGACTTTGCAACAACTAATGGTGAGATTACACTTGCATATGATAAGTTTCTAGATACAGAATCATTAGATATTAACTTAGTTATAGGTGGTTCTTCAAGTGTTACTGCTGATACAGAAGCAAATATGGACACTCATGTAACAATGATTACCGCTCTCGTGGAAACTCGTAGAGATTGTGTAGGATTTGTTTCTCCATATCGTGGTGCTACAGTAGGAATCGCAAATTCAATTACTGCAACTAAAAATGTTGTAGATGGTTTCAATACTTGCCCAAGTTCATCTTATATGGTTTTCGATAGTGGTTATAAGTATATGTACGATAAGTACAACGATGTATTCCGTTTCGTACCTTTGAATGGTGATACTGCTGGTCTTTGTGCTTTCACAGACCAAATTGCAGATTCATTCTTTTCCCCTGCTGGTTTCAATAGAGGAAATGTTAGAGGCGCAGTAAAACTTTCGTTCAACCCAACTAAGGCAGAACGAGATCAACTTTACAAGGCAAGAATAAATCCTGTTGTCAATTTCCCAGGCCAAGGCGTGGTGTTGTTTGGTGACAAGACTGCTCTTTCAAAACCAAGTGCATTTGATAGAATCAATGTAAGGCGTTTGTTCTTACTTCTTGAAAAAGCAATTTCAACTGCTGCTAAATTCCAACTCTTTGAGTTCAATGATGAGTTCACAAGAGCACAATTTAGAAATCTAGTTGAACCATTCTTGAGAGATATTCAAGGAAGAAGGGGTATCACAGACTTTAGTGTTATTGCAGATGGAACAAACAATACTGGTGAGGTCATTGACCGAAACGAGTTTGTTGCAGACATCTTCATTAAACCTGCTAGGTCTATCAACTTCATATCACTTAACTTTGTCGCTGTAAGAACAGGCGTAGCATTTACTGAAGTAGGAGGCTAAAATGGCTAGTATAGATGACTTTAAAGCAAATCTGATTGGTGGTGGCGCTAGAGCCAACCAATTCAGAGTAACAATGACACCACCTTCTGGTATCGCTATTGGATTAGATGTTCGTAGAACTTCATTCCTCGTAACTGCTGCTCAATTACCAGCATCTACATTGACTGAAATTCCAGTTCCATTCAGAGGTAGAAATATCTACATCACAGGTGATCGTCCAGCACCTGAGACTTGGAATGTTACTGTATACAACGATACTGATTTTATGATTAGAAACGCGATGGAATTATGGCAGAATGGTATTAACAGTTATGTTGATAACACTGGTGTAATTTCTCCTTCTGATTATCAAACAGATTTAACTGTTGAACAATTAGACAGAGATGATACAGTTCTAAAGAGTTATATCTTCAGAAATGCGTTTCCAACTTCAATTGCTGCAATCGAACTATCGAATGCAGAAGCAACTGAGATTGAAACATTTGAAATAAACTTCAGATATCAACACTTTGAACCTTCAGGTGTGAGTTTCTAAACCTACTAAATATAACACAAGGTAGGAGATTAACATATAATGGCTGAATTATTTGGTTTTAAATTTGAAAAAGTGTCCGACACTGGCTCTCAAGAAAGGTTTACTGAACCCAGTTCAGAAGACGGAACTCTTGAGGCTGCCGGTGGCGGGTTTTATGGACAACTGTTAGATACAGACGGTAGAGAACGAACCGAGCACGACTTGATTCGTAGATATCGTGATATAGCACAACAACCTGAGTGCGATAGTGCAATTGAAGACATTATCAACGAAGGTATTGTTGCGAATGAAAAAGATCAAGCGATAGCAATTGTTCTTGATAGACTTGCATATCCTAAAAAGATTAAAGATCGTATCAGAGAAGAATTTGATACGGTTTTAGAGCTTCTTGATTTTGATACAAAAGGACACGACATCTTTCGTAGATGGTATGTAGATGGTCGTCTTTTTTATCACAAGGTTATTGACCAGAAGAATCCAAAAAAAGGTGTTGTAGAAGTAAGATACA